TCGGAAACAAATCCGTGACTATGCGAAATCTGTTGGATGGACTGACCAAGAACTCAGTTCCGTATATGACTCTCGTGCTGTGGTTTCTTTGTATAAAGCAATGAAGTATGAGCAACTTCAAAAGAGTAAGCCTGAGTTAACCAAGAAACTCCAAGCTGCTCCCAAGATGATGCGTTCTGGGACTTCTGCGCCTCCTGCAAGGAACTCACAAGATAAACAGGTTATGCAACGTTTGCGTGAAACTGGAAAAGTCACTGACGCAGCCCGAGCATTTGAACGATTCTTTTAATTTTGGAGTTTTAAAATGGCTACATATCAAACGTATACCGCTATTGGTCAGCGTGAAGACCTCTCTGATGTAATCTATAACATCAGCCCCACAGACACACCTTTCATGTCTTCAATTGGCAAGACAAAGGCTACTGCTGTTTATCACGAGTGGCAGACTGACAGCTTGGCTGCTGCTTCTTTGTCAAACTACGCAGTTGAGGGTGCAACAGCATCTGACGCTACTATGTCTCCAACAACTCGTGTTGGTAACCGCACTCAGATCGCACAGAAAACTATCAAGATTTCTGGCACTTTGCAATCAGTTGACAAAGCTGGTCGTAAGTCTGAAAAGGCTTATCAGTTGGCTAAAGCCTCTGCTGAGATCAAGCGCGACATGGAAACATCTTTGTTGAGCAACCAAGTTGCCTCCAATGGTGATTCTTCTACTGCCCGTAAACTGGGTGGCCTGCAAGCATGGCTGGCAACCAACGGTGACTTCGGTACTGACGGCGTTGCTGGTTCTGGTGGTACTACTGCCCGTACAACCGGTACAGACCGCACTTTCACTGAAACAATCTTGAAGACTGTTATCAAAGAAGTTTACGCTTCCGGTGGCAATCCTAAAGTTTTGATGGTCAACCCTGCGCACAAGCAAACCGTGTCAGCTTTTGCTGGTATCGCTGCTCAGCGCTTCATGGCTCCTTCTAACGCTCCCACAACCATCATTGGTGCGGCTGACGTCTATTTGAGCGACTTCGGTACAGTTTCTGTTGTGCCTAACCGCTTCATGACATCTACCAACTCTTGCGCTGATGCTGCTTTTGTGATCGACCCTGACATGGCTGCTGTGTCTTACTTGCGTCCTTTCCAGACCAACGAATTGGCTGTAACTGGCGACAATGAGTCCACACAGTTGTTGGCTGAGTACACCTTAGAGGTGAAGAACGAAGCTGCTCACGGCATCGTAGCTGACATCAGCTAATCATTAAGTGACCCAAAAAGTGCCTCAGACTAACCCTCTGGGGCATTTTCTTTTCTAGTCAAACTGATAGAATTGCACTATGACAAACTTTAGACAAACTGCTGTTCATTCGGATGGTGATGGCGGCATCATCATTGAAACTCGCCAAGATATTTCAGGAATTCTTGAGCAGAATAAAAAGGAATACAACTCCTTTGATGAACGAGCAAGATGGTCTGATGATTTGCTAGGCAATAAGGTTGCATCTATCCCATTAACTGTGATTGATGACCTGAATAAACAAGGCATTATGCGTGGATTTGCTGTTCTTGATGACAAGCGATTTAAGGCATGGCTAAATGAACGAGATAACCGAGTTTTTAGAACTCGAACAGGAGTAGTATGAGCTTCTCAACATATTCTGAACTACAGACAACAATCGCAGGATATTTGGCTCGTTCTGACCTGACGACACAAATTCCAGACTTTATCCGCTTGGCAGAATTGCGTTTGCGTAGAGACTTGCGAATTCGTCAGATGCTTACATCAACAACACTGACCTGCACGTCTGGCACGGCAACAATCTCTATTCCATCTGATTTCTTGGAAGTAAAGGATTTTGTGGTTGCTGGTAATCCTGTGATGCCATTGAACTATGAATCTCCATCATTGTTCTCTCGTAACTCACGAAGCATGGATGCTGGCAAGCCATTGGACTACACAGTATTGGCGACAACATTTAAGTTGGCTCCTATCCCTGATTCTGGTTACACATTGAATCTGGTTTACTCCGCTGCACCTACATTCTTGAGCGACTCAAACACTACAAACACATTCTTGACTGTTTGTCCTGATTTGCTTTTGTATGCGTCTTTGCTTGAAGCAGAGCCATATTTAATGAATGACGCCCGTATCAACACATGGGGAACTATGTTTGATCGTGCAATGGGTTCTCTGACTCGTTCAGACGAAAAAGGCCAATACTCTGGCGTACCTTTGGCAATGCGTAACACCTACATCTAATATGCCTACACAAAGAATCACATTTGGCGAGTGGATGCCTGATCAGCCGGGCATTTCTGGTGCTTTGACAGAAGCAAAGAATGTCGTTTCTTCTGCTATTGGATACGGGCCTATTCCATCTGCTGTAGCGTTTTCAGGCTCTGCTACTGAGAATCTTTTATCTCTGTACGCCGCAAAGAATCCAGATAGCACAACTCAGTTGTTTACTGCTGGTTTCACCAAGGTTTATACCTGTGACGGTGTAGGCGCTTTGACTCAGGTTAACACTGGATACACAGCTAGTGAGCGTCCTCGCTTTACTCAGTTTGGCAAGCGTGTGATCTTTGCTAACAACGCTGAAAAACTCCAGTCATGGACTCTTGGCAGTTCTACGGCATTTGCAGATTTGTCTTCTGATTCGCCTATTGCCAAGTATGTAACTGTCGTTCGTGATTTTGTTGTTGCGGCCAATACTTATGAATCATCGGCACAACAGCAGTATCGAGTACGTTGGTCTGATCTGAACAACGAAACCAATTGGACAACATCTTCGACAAGCCAAGCAGATTATCAGGACATTCCTGACGGCGGACAGATTGTTGGCATCCGTGGTGGTGAATTTGGTTTGATCTTTCTTGAGCGAGCCATCCACCGCATGACGTACATTGGTACGCCTTTCATTTTCCAGTTTGACAATATCTCCCGTAACAAGGGATGTATGGTCGCCGGTTCAATCACTCAGTATCAAGGAACGACATTCTTCCTATCGGATGATGGTTTCTATATGTGTGATGGACAAAACGTCATTCCAATCGGTGCTGAGAAGGTTGATAAGTTCTTCCTGAACGACGCATCTGAATCTGATTACACATCCATGAGTGCGGCGGTAGACCCAATCCGCAAGCTGGTGTTGTGGAACTATGCTTCAACAAGTGGTGATCGTAAGCTGCTGGTTTACAACTTCTCAACAAAGAAATGGACTTACGGCGATGCAGGTACAGACTACATTGCTGAGGCATCTAGTGCTAACGTCACATTGGAGCAGTTAGATAGCATCAACACGTCTATTGACGCTTTAACGACTACGCTTGACTCTCGCTTGTATGTTGGCGGTAAGTACTTCCTTGGCGGCACTTTTGGTAATCAGATCATGACTTACACAGGTGCAAGCCTGAGTGCTGACATCCAAACTGGTGACATTGACCTTGGTGCAAACTCTGTTGTGACGCTTGGCCGCCCACAGGTGGATAATGGTTCTGCTGACGTTTCCGTGGCCTCTAGGACGCTTTTAAGCCAATCTGTATCGTTTGGTACGGCTGTGTCTGCTGACGCTGAGAATCGTTGTTCTTTGCGTTCTGCTGGTAGGTATCACAGGATTCGTGTTCAGCCTACTGGTGTGAACTGGGAAAACGCTGTAGCCGTTGATATTGACATTGTTGCTCAGGGAGTTCGCTGATGTTTAGAACGCTTCCTGTATTTGGTGGTGACCAGAGGGCTGTTGCTGAGATTGTCAACAACATAATGAATGGCAAGACCAATAACACAGGGACTGTTACTCTGGCGACTGGTGGTGCAACCACTACCACTTTGACAGACAGAAGGATAAGTTCAGACAGCGTTATTTTGTTTGCGCCTAGTACATTTGAAGCATCAAGGTCTATTGTTCCTCGTGGTGCTTTCCAGAATGATGCTGACCAAACATTTGGTGCTGCTAACACACCAACAGTAGTTGCGTTCAGTACAGTAGATTCTGCTTATGGATTTAGTCTTGCATCTAACATGGTGACGATTACCAATGCAGGAACTTACAACATTCAGTTTAGCTTACAGTTTGCCAACATGGACTCACAAATCCATGAGGTTACTGTTTGGCTAAGAAAGAATGGTACTGATGTTGTAGGTACAGGCAGTAAGTATGCTGTTGTAAGCAGTCATGGTGGAATTGATGGGTATTTGATTGCTGTGGCTAACTTCTTCATTGATGTGGCTGCTAATGATTATGTTGAGTTGGTTTGTGCTACTACATCTACTCAGGTTTATCTTGAGAGATATGCAGCATCTACCAGCCCATTTACAAGACCTTCAATCCCATCAAGCGTGATTACATTTACTTTGGTTTCTCCACTTCCTGAGATGTATGTGAGTTCTCAAGATCAGGGGACAGCAACAATTACCCATTTGGCTAATTCAACTGCTGGAAAAACTTACAAGTATGCAATTATTGGTTGATTTTAATAATTTATGTATAATGGATTCCGTGGATGACCCGCTATGGAATCCGAAACTCTAGGAGTAAAACATGGCGACTACTACCACATCATCGATTGACCCAACAATCCAACCATATCTAGGTTATGGATTGCAACAAGCACAGCAGTTGTATCAGGCTAGTGGCCCACAATATTACGGTGGCCCTACATTTGTAAGCCCATCTACTACGACTCAGACCGGCTTACAGGCTCTGGAGGCTCGTGCTTCATTGGGCAACCCTTTACTCCAGTCTGCTCAGAATCAGCTTCAAAGCACTGTTTCTGGCAACTTCTTGGGTGGCAATCCATTCTTCCAAGGTGCATTCCAACCTGCTGCTAAGGCGGCTGAGAGCCAATTTCAACAGACTATTGGCGATATTGCATCTAAGTCTAGTTTGGCTGGTCGTTACGGCTCAGGCGCTATGGGTTCATTGCAAGACCGAGCCACTGGTCAATTTGGTCAGCAATTGGCTAATACTGCAGGTCAGTTGGCTTACCAGAACTACGAAGCAGAACGTCAGCGTCAGCAGCAAGCATTGGGCATGGCTCCTACGATGGCAGGCGCTGATTACCAAGACATTCAGGCTATGTTGCAAGCTGGTCAGGCTCAAGAGGGCTATACAGGCGCACAACAGCAAGCAGACATTACTAAATTCAACTTCTTGCAAAACCAACCGCAGCAGAACTTGCAGAACTATCTATCTCTGGTCTATGGCAACCCAATGGGTAAAGTTGGCTCACAAACTACTAGCGGTACGGCAGATACATCTACCTTGCAGAACTTGCTAGGCATGGCCGCTGTTGGTGGTGGTTTGTATAAGAATCTAGGCGGTTCTACTGGCATCAGTAACTTGTGGAATAGCGGCACTAACTGGTTAAATGGCAGTTCTAACATGGGCACTATTGACCAAACAGCGTCCGCCCTTGGCTCTAACTGGTGGGATTAAATCATGGCTGGACTATTAGACATTTTCGGTACTAGCGGTGCAGACACAATGGGTTTGCTCGGTATGTCTCAAGGTGACATTTCACGAAACCGTGACGATGCACAAGCACAAGCCTTGTACGCCTTAGCAGGACGATTGTTCCAAGGTGGCAACACAGGCGCTTCTATTGCACAAGGTTTACAACAAGGTCAGCAGGCTTACAAACAAGCCATGCAAGGCAATGTTCAAGAACAATTGCAGAATGTCCAATTGATGGACATGATTCGCAAGCGTAAGCAAGAGCAACAAGCTTTAGCTGAACAACAGCGTGTTCAAGGTATTGTGCAAAAAGCATATCGTCCTGAAACATTTGCTGAAACACCATTGACTAATATGTTTGGTCAAGAGGTTGCTGGCCCTAATCAACCACAAGCTGCTGGCATGGGATTAACACCACAAATTGTTAATCAATTGATGACTTCTGAGCAAGGACAAGCTAAATTAGCTCAGATGGCTGAACTAATGCCTAAGATTCGTAAAGCAGGTCTTGGTGCAGAGCAAAAGCCAGAATACAATCCTTTCTTGGTATTTACGCAAGACGAGACTGTTCCAAAGAATATTAAGACACTTGCAGAACAATATTCTAAAAGTTGGTCAAGTGGTCGTTTAGACCCAGATGTTTCTGACAAGCGTGTATCTGAGTTGGCTTCTATGACTCAACGAGCACAAGATAAAGAAACAGCACAAGCAAATCTTAAGGCTCAACAAGAACAAATGGCTGAGTTCCGTAGGCAAGGACTTGCTCAGTCTGCTGAAGCTCGTGCTTTACAAGGAGAAATTGCAAAAGGTAATCTGGCAATTCGTCAAGCTGACGCAGAAGCTAAAGCTGAAGAACGTAATAAGCCTGTTACTGAAGCTAAAGAATCACTTAAGTTGATTGACCAAGCTGAGAAGTTGCTTGATACGGCTACAGGATCATTAACTGGTACTGCTGTTGATGTAGTTGCTGGTGCATTGGGTAAATCTACTGAAGGCGCACAAGCATCTTCTAAACTTAAAGCAATTCAAGGTGCTTTAGTTGCCAAGATGCCTAAGATGTCAGGCCCACAGTCTGACAAAGACGTTTTGCTTTATCGTGAAATGGCTGGTCAAGTTGGTGATTCAACATTGCCAGTTGAAACTCGTAAAGCTGCACTTGAGACAATTCGTCAAATTCAAGAGCGTTATGCAAAAGTTCCTGAAGGTTCTAGCAAATTTGCACCTGAAGCAGCAACACCATTTAAGTTTTCTCCTGCAAAAGAAGACCGCTATCAGCAATGGTTAAAACAGCAAACTAAGGGTTAATCATGGATGAACTAGAAGAATTTGAGTTCAGACGCAGATATGAGATGGAGAAAACTTCATCTCCTAAGCCTATTGCTCTTTCTGATGTTCCACTTGAGGCTGTAAAAAGTTTTGGGCCATCTGTTGCTAATATGGTTGGTGATATTTACCAAGCTGTTACAAGTCCTGTTCAAACAACTAAAGCAGTTTTAGACCTTGGTGCAGGTGCTTTGCAGAATGTTTTGCCAGAAAAACTGGTTCAAATGATTGGTGAGGACAAGCCAAGCCGAGAACTAGCTGCAAAAGTTGGTCAGTACTATGTAAATCGATATGGTAGTGCAGAAGGTGCAAAGCAAGCGATTGCAAAAGACCCAGCAGGAGTTATGGCTGACTTGTCTACTGTGTTGACTGCTGGCGCTACATTGCCAACTCGTGTTGCACCTGCGTTAGCTACTGCTGCTCGTGCTGTTGACCCTTTGATGTTGTCTGCCAAAGCACTTGGCAAAACTGCTGAGTTAGGTGGTGCTGCTACTAAGCAAGCATTGGGTTTGACAACTGGTGTTGGTGGAGAGCCTATCTCCCAAGCCTATAAAGCAGGTTTGGTTGGCGGTGAAGCTGCTGAAGCACTAAAAGCAAATATGCGTGGCAATGTTGAGCAGACTGCTGTTCTTGATGCTGCCAAACAAAACATTGCTGAATTAGGTCGCCAGCGTCAACAAGCATATCGTGCCAACATGGAAAACATTAAGGGCGATAAATCTGTTCTTGATTTTTCAGGTATTGATAAAGCATTGTCTGATGCTCAATCTAAGGTTGTCTTTAAGGGAAAAATTAAGAATGAGGCTGCTGCTCAAAAACTTGCTGAAGTTGAAACAAAAGTGGCTGAATGGAAATCATTTGACCCTAAAGACTTTCATACTCCAGAAGGTTTAGATGCGCTAAAGCAAAGCATTGGTGAGACTTTAGAGAGTATCCCATTTGAATCTACACAGCAACGCCTTGTTGTTGGTGAGGTGTATAACGCTGTTAAGAACGAAATTAACAAACAAGCACCTACATACGCCAAAACAATGAAGGCTTATGCTGATGCAAGTGAGCAAATCAAAGAGATTGAAAAAGCATTGTCTCTTGGCAAAAAAGCATCTGTAGATACAGCAATGCGTAAGTTGCAGTCTTTGATGCGTAACAATGTCAATACAAACTATGGACAGCGTTTACGTTTGGCTCAAGAACTTGAATCTGCTGGTGGTCGCCAATTGATGCCATCACTAGCTGGTCAAGCATTGAATCAAATCACTCCTCGTGGAATTCAAGGCGCTACAAGTGTTCCTACAAGTTTAGGTGCGTTTAGTTTAGGTGGTCTGCCACTTACATTGGCTTATGGCGGCGTATCATCTCCTCGTTTAGTTGGTGAAGCTGCTTATGGTGCAGGTCGTGTTGCAAAGGGTCTTCTTGATGTTCAAAACAAAATGCCAAACATAGACTATCCAACAATGTTTAATTTGTTATATCAGGCAAATCAGCCTAGAAAAATTGACTTAACTGGTATGGCTAACCCCGACTAAGGACTAATATGGCTCGTACGAAAATCTCAGAATACAGCAGTACCGCTAATAGCAATACTGACATTAACAGCATTAACCTAGCCGAGGGCATGGCTCCCTCATTGGTTAACAATGCTATTCGTCAGTTAATGGCGCAACTTAAAGACTTCCAAGCAGGTTCTGCTGGTGATAGTTTGACAGTTGGTGGCAACTTATCTGTTACTGGTACATCTACACTGACAGGCGCTATTACCGCTACGGCTGGTATGACAGGCCCTATCACTACATCGTCTGCCGCTATCTCTGGCGGTACGATCAACGGTGCTGTAATTGGTGGCGTAACCCCACAAGCCATCACAGGAACGACTGTAACTGCCTCTACAGGCTTTGTAGGCGCTTTAACAGGCAATGTCACTGGTAACGTAACAGGAAACACTGCTGGCGTTCATACAGGCGCTGTAACAGGTAACGTCACTGGCAATCTGACAGGAAACGTCACAGCCTCAACAGGTACGTCAACATTCAATAATGTCCAGATTGATGGCACATTGGATATGTCGTCAGGTACTGTAGGAACAATCACAGGATTGGCTACTCCCACTAACTCAACCGATGCGGCCACCAAGGGTTATGTAGATACTGCTGATGCTTTGAAGCTGAATCTGTCTGGCGGCACTATGTCTGGCAACATCGCTATGGGGACAAACAAGATCACTGGTCTTGGAACTCCTACAGGTGATGCAGACGCAGTTACTAAGTCTTATGTAGACGCTATTGCCCAAGGTATTGATGCAAAAGCCTCTGTGGTTGCGGCTACGACTGCAAATATCACTTTGTCTGGCACACAGACTATTGACGGTGTATCGGTTGCGGCAAACGATCGAGTGCTGGTTAAAGATCAGACTACGACTTCACAGAACGGCATTTACATTGCTTCTGCTAGTTCATGGACACGCTCAACAGACGCTGATGCTTGGACAGAGTTGGTCGCCGCTTATACATTCGTTGAGGGTGGAACAACTAACGGCTCTAACGGTTACTTTTGTACGGTAGCGGCAGGTGGTACTTTAGGTACTACAGCGGTTACTTGGACTCAATTCTCTGGTGCTGGTCAGATCACTGCTGGCGCAGGTCTGACAAAGACTGGTAACACACTAGATGTTGGCACAGCGTCTTCTAATCGTATTGTTGTCAATTCGGACAACATTGATTTGGCGACAACTGGAGTGACAGCAAGTACATATAAGTCTGTAACTGTTGACGCTTATGGCCGTATTACAGGCGGTACAAACCCAACGACAATCTCAGGTTTTGGCATCACAGACGCTTACACAAAGACTGAGGTAGATACAAC